TTAATATGTCATTATATAATAAACAATGCCTTACGATAATCAATACAATCGTCATATTGCCGATGAACTTAATCAAATCGACCGCCGTTATGCTACTCTTTATGCATACAGCCCCGTAGATGGTCGAGGTTCAGATTATTCTATGGGTGGTTCTAACGCTGGTGTCTTATTTCAAATGGGCAATGCCTCCAAACGAGATGGCGAAGATAATTTATACAACGAGGATTTAAAACTACCCCCTCAATATTTCTATGGTAATAACGCAGAGGCTATGATGAATCAAATGTCAGGTGGTAATGGTTTCGCCGAAGGTACATTCCGAGACACTGGTATTGGTCATCAAATGGGTGCTTCTTCTGCTACTGGTAGCTATGAAAAAGGTATGGGTATGTCGGGCGGTAATCTATTCACCGATATCTATCACGGCTTCGAAGACCTTGGTTCAGATATCGGCAAAGCGACTAATTATGTTTTCGGTTCAGGTAAACCAGAACATTTCCGTATTCTAGGTCGTATGATTGGTCATCATATGAAAGGTAAGGGTATGTCGGGTGGCTCTTGGTGGGATTCTCTTAAAGAAGGTGTTTCCGACGTTGTTGGCTTTCTACCCGAACTCGCCATTCACGCTATTGGTGGCGACCACCCCGCTGTCGAAGAAGTAGGTGGTGCTATTCTAGGCAACCCAGACCCATATCCTCGTCAAGGTACTTCACAGCGTCTTGCTGGTCGTGGTAAGTCTAGCTCTGGCGTGCAACCCTTAGCCACCTTAGGGGCGGGTAAGATTTCGAAAAAAGAGATGTCGGCTATAAAGAGTATTATTAAAAAACACGGCGGTGCTAAAGACGTGGAAAAGAAAGGTCGTGGTCGTCCTAAAGGCTCAGGTAAGAAACAATTAATATCGAATAACAGTGATTTACTAGCAATGCCCGCTCCAGTTGCTCTAGCTAATGGTGTTCCACCTCAATCTCAATTACGTGGTGCTTATGGTGGTGCTATGCCCGAACCGTCTGCCGAAGTAAAGAAAAAAGTATTAAACGCAGTAGAAAAAAAGATAAAAACTGTTCTCGATAAACATCACCCCAAGAAAGGCGGTAAGAATCTTAGTGGTATGACCGATAAATCTGCTAAAGTAGAAGGTATTCTCGCAAAGATGGGGTCGGCGAACCTAAGTGGTATGACTGATAAACGTGAGGAAATGAAGGGCGGTGATAAACGAAAGCTTCGTGCTGAGCTCGTCAAGAAAATTATGAAAGAGAAGGGACTTAAAATGATAGAAGCATCGGCATATATCAAGAAAGAAGGACTCAAATATTAACACATTCTTTTTTTATATCCTAATATAAAAGAACAATGACTAGTACAGAAACACTAAGAGCAAAACAGAATATGGAGATTCTTGATGTTTTCAAGAATCTCAATAGCCAAGTGAATGCTATCACAAGACGACAAATTGCTGTTTTTCCCGACACAATGAAACCCAAAACTCAACGCGATTTAGAAGTCGAGGTAAATGTTGATAAGAGCATAGAATCAATCAATCGCTTACTTGAAACGAAATTATCTTCGCTTGAATTTATTATTCAATCACAAGATTTTCAACTTGACCCATTCCACGAGAATGAGTTAGAAGACCCACGTATCCGAAAAAGTGCCTCTCAAACACAGTTCACGACTCTTAACAATACAGGTGATATTATTCCATTATGGAATGGTATTGTTCGCTATTACCAACAAGCTGGTCTATCAAAACAATCACAAGAAATGGTCAAAGTAAAAGTACAAGATTTAGACGCAAATCTAGAAGCTACTTTATATGGTTTAACTCAATTGATTGATGCGTTATTCGCAAATCGTAGTTTCACTGACCAACTTGGTCTTAGACTATTAGAATTGTTGCGGACGAAATCTGTTTATCAACTTATTAGTCGTCAAGTAGATTCATCAACTTTTGAATTAGTATCGGTTGCGGTATTGGACGCTTCATTCCAAAATATATTCGCCGAATTATCACAAGAGAGACGTGAAAACCTTTCTAAGGTATCCCAAAGAGGTAATATTGGTTTTTCACCGATTCGTAAAATTCCCATATTTTCGACCAAGAATTTTGGTGCAAGACTAAAAGCCATTGCCGATGAATTAGGTATAGATGTATCTCGAATCCCCGCCGACCTTGAAGAACGATTGAGAAAAATGAATCAAACTGATTTCGAAAAGTATGCCGACAATGCTATCCGTGAAGTCAAATCGACAAAAGAACAATTTTCACCAGAAGAACAACGTTTATTACAAGAACTAAATAATAAAGTTAAAGATTTAGAATATACGATAGAGTCTCTTTCAGAATTTAACCGTATTAAACGAAATATAGAAGAAGAAATAGATAGATTGCGGGTCGATGAAGAAATCGACGAGTCTATGTTAGTAGACGTACCAGAGCTTCCAGTCGCACCTGTTCGACCTAATATTCTATCGGGAGACGTAGAATTGGACGCATTAGCAATGAGAAGATACTATGTAGCCAAAAGAATATTTAAACGTTTAGTTGCGTTAAGACAAGATATTATCGAACGCAATACATTTATTAGAGAAACTGCTGAAGCCGATTCGAGAGCCGAAAGAGATGAAATGATTGCTGAAAAAGAACAAATGATAAGACAGATAGAAGAGGCACGGGAAAGTATTACAGAGGTGGAAATTCCGCAAATCCAAAGTGAAATAGAACAAGCTCAAAGAAATATAGCCATCACTGGCGATGTACGGCTCGCACAACTCTCTGAAAAACTCGTTAAATTAGCGGAGGGCTATAGCCTACAAGAGACACTTCCCATTGGTATGGGTAAGTCAAAAGATGTTGGTACTCGCGGTCTAGCATCAATGCGACACAATTATGGTATTTTTGATAGTGAATCAGAAGGCTCTTCAGAATCCGAAGAATCCGAAGATGAAGATGTACTTGATTTCGATGATAAGCGTAATGAAATGTACTACACTAGACCAGTTAGAAAGTAAATTCTAATATAATATAAATTAGACAATGGAAGTACTAGAAAAGAAACCCGCATCACTCTATAATGATGAATTAAAGAGAATAATGAAGCTCTTACAATACAAAAACAATAAATTAGAACTAAGAGGTTCTAGTAGTTTTACATCTCAACGGTATTACAGTGATTATGATTTATCTTGTAGTTTAACCAATCCAAATAAAGATGAACTGTTTGTATTTCTAGAGCAACTAGTAGATAAAATAAATGAATCTGATGATTTATATTTTACTGAATTAAAACTACAAACTAAAGGAGACAAGCCAAAAAAGATTCGTGTATTTCCATCTAAAGAACTTGATAAGGCGGTTTACGATAAAGTCTTTGATTCGTTAGACTTTATTAAACTTGATTTAATAGCTCGAATTAATAATAGATTCATTGAAATCTCTGTCATATACGGTCTAAATCAATCCACACAAAGCAAAGAAACGTACATTAAATCCTTAGAAGATGAAATAAAAGAATTAACTAAAGAAAAGAAATACTACAAAATACTAAAAAGACAATTTAATATCGCCAGAGCAAATGATGACAAGAAAGAACTTTTGCGGTTAAGTAAAATATTTAATGGTGAAATGGGTGAAGAGTATAGCTTATTAAGCAATCTAGAGGCAATACAATTGCTTCTAGAGCATTATCAAACCGATGATGTCTATAAAAAAGTAATTGTCAATCTAAAAGACCTTCATATCCCCGTTGATATTGATAATATAGATGAATATGTAAAAATACGAAGTAAAGCTTTTAATAACGAAGCTAAAGAATTGATTTAGCTTTATTGGCGTGGTACTTTTCTCGCTGACGGGCTAAGATTTTATTTCTGTTAGCTATGTAATACTCTTTTTTTTGTTCTAGAACCGATTCGCTATTCGATTGATACCACTCTTTATTGTACTCGGGGTTATCTAAATAAAACTCTTTTTTATAATCTTTGATTTTATCCTTATTAACTTGACACCACTCTTTTACTCGTTCTTTATTCTCTTCTACACTAACATAGGGTCTATTAAGATTAACTATGATATCTCTTCGTTCGTCATAAATACGCCGTTCCTCCATTCGAGCTTCTTTTTTAGATTCACATTCAAGCTCTGAAATCAACTCGATTTTACAATTTTCGACACCATAAATCTTAAATAAACCGAATGAACCACAATTAGTAGTTTTTTCAGATAAAAAGCTACGGTAGAGAGCTTTATGAATACAAAATCGTCTTTGTATGGTCTGCTTAGTACTGCCTATATACTCATCAGTTCCTGTTCCAACAATCCGATAGAATCTAAATAGCACCATATTATTTTTTATTCATTGAATAAAAATTAATTTCAATTTTGTATTTATTATCTAGACTTATAATAAATGTCAATAGTCTTCATAATTTTCGAGAAGAAAGCCGAGAATGACCGTCCAGTATGGACACTAGAACTAGTAAAACAGTTTTGTGAAGAGCAAAACTATACCGTTTATGCTTATAGTGAAGAATTAGGCTTTATTGTAGCGAAACTATTAGAAGAAGAATTGCCCGAACATACTAAATATCGGCTATTAGAACTTACTAAAACGATTACTTTTATCATCAAAGATGACCCATCTCTAGACGATATACTAATGCCCGATACCCCCGATAACTCACCAGTAAATTCTCAACAAAATCTACTAGAACCCATAGAAGAAGGACAAGAAGAAAAGGACATTATAAAAAATATAGAATAAAATATATAAATTATTGCTTAATGTAATCCTTCTGCATACCTGTAGTATGACTCATTGCTACCGCATCTTTAGCTTGTTCGTTCTTTACATCGCCGTATTTCGAGCTCAAATAGATATGTCTAAGCATTGAACTGCCTACATTTTTTCCGAATATTCTATTTAACACTCTTGTAATAGAATTAATAGCGATAAATGGACTACCATCATAATTTACTAGAAAGGGTGTCATAATTTTTTTACTAATCTTGTTCTTTTGTATTAGCGGGTGATGTTTCAAGTAGATATATAGAATCGGTAAAAATTGCTCGGGTAAATCTATAACAACACTACCTTCTTTTTTAGATGTTTTAAATTTATTGAATACAAATTGCTTTTTCTCTAAATCCAAATAATTAACATCGGGCGATGAGTTCTCTGTTACCTTCTTCGATAGAATCATATTTTGATACTCATTTCTTCGGGGCGGAAGTAATACATACAACGACAGAATTACATACTGCAATAGTACATTATACTGAGATTCAGTTAGAGTCTTATTATTCTTGAACGCATTAACTTTGTTTTCTAGTTCGCCATATTTAGCCTCTACCTCGCTCCATTCTATCCAATTCTTAGATTGTGTTGCCGTCTTTTCACCCGATGCCTCTACTGCTTTCAACTGCTTATTCTTGTCCATCATTAGCTCAAAATAGCTGTCATAAAGCTTTTGTTTCGGCTTTGTTGATTTATCCAACGCCAATACAGAGCAGATGGAAATTAAGTAGGCACGAATTGTATTTTCAGCATATTTAGTTAAACGTTCATTGATAGCCGATGTATCTTTAAGAAAATTAAGATTCTTAAGTGGTTGGTTGTTGTTTAGTTTTTCTAGATTGCGTAAATAGAGCCGAATGCTACTAGGGGCAAGTTCTTTTGCTACAAGTGACGCTTCTAATCGTTTTTTGAAATCGGTATCAAAGTCCATTCCTCCTTTGGAGGAAGGCAAATTTAGCGGAGCGTAAATTTCCATTGAAATGTATATAATAAA